GTCCTCTGCATTCTCTCCTTGATTATTTAGGCGCAAGACTGCGAAGCCCAATTCCCCCGAAAGAGCTGTACGCGCCTTGTATTGTCGTATTACTTCCAATGGGTTAAAGCCTTTTCTGGCCTTGACCTCACAGTCGAAAGGAACATTGACAATATCCTTACCATTACCTCTTCCGACAGTTGCACCACTCCACACAGTCGATAGGTACTGTGCGACTACGCGTTCTGTTCGGAAGCCTCTGTGTTTCCTGTGCTGACTAGCCATTAACTGCCTTGCACTTGCGGCATTGCCATGCCCCGACAATTGGCTGATCGTCCTTAAACTTAATCTCTGCAACAATGTCATGAGCTTCTGTTGGCTCATTGCACAGCTGACAATTTATGGTGTCAAATAGTGGCACATCTTCTAGATTAGTCCACTCACCTGTTGTTTCATCGAAGTATTCCACAAAGCCCATTATTGAAACCTTCCATGATTGAAGGCTAGTACGATTGTGACAAGCACAACCCAGATGATCACAAACTCCATGTTATGCCCACGCCTTCTGAGGTTGCCACTTTCCTGCGCTGTTTACTTCATACCAAATAGGTTCACACTTGCCTTCCATACCTGCATGACCTAGCAATGGACATGAGTAGTTAGCCCATTCCTTACCATTCTTTGAGGATTTTCCGGTCTTCCAAATGCGAGAGCCATGAGAGCAACTCGGTACTTCTCCAGCTTCCGGTGTGCCAATGATGGCAGCTACATTCTCCATAGCCTTCTCAAGCGTTACAGGTGCATCCACTACTTTGTTGTATTGACCGACTGGAGTTGTCCAGTAATCCTGATCGTCTGCTTTAACTTCTTGAACAGGTGGCTTAGTAACGCGAGGCGTTACTACTTTGGTCATTTCCTCTCGGCTTGGTCTCTTTCCTTTAGGCGCATAACCTGCATTTGCAAGTGCTCGGCCGATCGCCGAAGTCTCGCAATTCTCCAATGCTGAAGTCTGATTAACACCTCTGCTAGTAACTGTTTCCTCAGCGTACCCTGTTGCCCACGCAACGCCATCGCTAGCATCCTTAAATAGATACGCCTTAACAATGTATCGAGTTGCCTCGACCACTTCAAGCTCTGTTGCAATGCGAAATGCTGGATAATCCTTAATAAACTTTTCAAGTCTCACCTCTACTGGCTCGTAATCGGCTAAATTAAACATAAAGCTCATTCTCCTCTGTTGCTAGTTGTCCGCCCAATGCGGCATAAGAAGCCATATCTACCCAATGGTCGAGTTTATCTGCTGACTGATTAGTCCTTGCAAGTTTAACAAGTACCATGATCCCTGCGACTTGATAGTCATGTATTGGTGTTTGTAGGTATGCTGAGAGCAGCATTGCTGTGTGCGACAGGTTATCTGAAGGGTGACCGTATGTAAGGCCACGCTCAGAGATTGTGTCTGTGGCGGTGAGTAAGATTTCACTAGCGCGCATCTGTTGTCACTCGCTGAAAAGTCTTGCCTACTACTAAACCTTCACGCTTGCCCTCGTTGAAACCTTTAGCCCATCCGACTAAGTACCATAATGCATTAGCAGCTAGAAGCAATACGATGATTGGCATCTCAAAGCTCATTGTCTTTCCTATCTGTGCCAATGCCCTTGATTGGCTACAGGATTAGTGTTGCACAGATCTATGTCAAATCTAATATATTTGTGTAACGAAACGATAACGATTATGTGAGGTTTTATCGTTATTAGGTTTAATAGTAAATCTACTATGTGAGGTTTAACGGGCTCTGCCGTAGGACTTTCCGGCCACAATGAATGTGCCGTCCTTCTCGATGTTGATTAAATCCACTTGAACCTTAGACTTGTTCACATATATGATGGCAAAAGCCTGCTGCCAGTTGGCTACGCCCTTGGTGTATGCGGCTTGCTTAAAGTCCATAAGATTGCCAACCTCGACACCATGCAAGACACGCCCTATACGCCCCCCAGAGGCCTCTGAGAAGGCCGAACGCCCTGCTCTGTGAGTATGTCCTGAGATGACATTCTTTCCATGCCTACGAGCCGCCTCTAGGGCTGATAAGCCCCCCTGTGGCTTTATGGGTGTGTGATCTCCATGGACTGCAATCCAGTTAGGCGCAATGGGCATAGGATTCTTATGGAAGGTAATGCCTAGCTCATCAAACTTCATAAACTTCTCAAAGCGCAGCTCTGGTAGAGCACCAAACGCTGGCACTTTAGCCATGATGATGTTATACAAACGATCTGTGTGATTAGATCTAATGCAATCGGTTACCTGTAAATCCCAGAGAAGCTGCACAGCCTCGTTACGATCATCGTCTAGGGTCTGGGCATAAGAGCCCATGCGACCCTCTTCCCACTTGCTAATCTGTGGAAGATCGATCTCATCACCAATGGTAACTACTTGATCTGGCTTAAACTTCTTGATGAAACTAGCAAGGTTACGAGTAGCAACCCTGTCATGGTAAGGCACTTGTAGATCTGAAACGACTACAATTCGCTTAATAGTCATCCTCATCATCCTCATAATCGCCCAGCTTCTCTGGAACGATAGGGTCTGGCAAGATCCAGCCTGGATAAGAGTCCACAACCGATAGCATGTAAAGAGCGTGATCTTCAGTAAATCCTGATCTACGCAATGACTTGTAATACTCATGCAAACCAATGCAATAAGCATCAAGCTTTGAGTAGCCTTGCTCCTCTAGTGCCTTAGTTGCTTTTCTTGCCATGGCTAAATTATCGCTTCTCTAATAGTGAGATAATTGTATCGACACGCGCTTCCAATCGATTTACTTGGTCACGCATAGATGAGCCAGAGTTAGGCTTTAGTTCGTTTAGGTAGTGCTTTACTAACCATCGCACCGAGCCAATAAACGAACCAATAACGGTCGTAGCAGCAACAGCAAGAGCCGCTGTGTCTTGCGCACTCATTACTTTTTGGGTGTGGCATACCCGAATACGCCTGACAAGACCGCCCATAATACAGCGCGGTAATCTGCCTCAAAGTTAGATGATGCCCAAGCTGCTAGGAATGCTCCAGCTGCGAGATATACAGGATGCTTGATTTTCATTATTCTCCTCTTAACATAGGTACTTGAAAAAAAGACCCGTCATTATCAGCCGCTTTCTTAAAGCTGAAATGAGCGTGGGTTTTGTGCTTGTTAGCCCCTGTGTATTTTCTCCACTTCCAGTTAAGGATAGGGGAGCAGATTCTTCCATCGTAAATAATGTAGGAAATTCTCTTCTCAGTACGAGACTTGCATACGAGTCGAATCTGATCAACAAGATCTGACATGACATCGGGCTTTCCACCTTTGTGGAGATCAGCATCGCAGTCCCAAGCGCGTACCCAGCCTTGTTCATCTGGATTATGATCCGACTTACGCGCAGCATGGCGGGGATCACCGGTTGTTCCATCGCTACGCCTATCACGATCTGCGAAGCAATCATCTACTTGGGTTCTTAATTGGCTCGCAGCTTTAGATAGTTTAGGCTTCATCTTCATCTGGGACTACAACCAATACGCCATCGATGACATTGGCTGTGCCATATGGGAATGCACCATCGTCCCACTCGAATGTGTGTGGGTCATCATCAAGCTCGACAGGTTGTCCAAGGATTACGCCATTGTAGACATAGCCTGTTGGTTCAGCTGAAAGTGATCTAAGTGTTCCCATTATGCACCAACCCTTGCTGTGTAGTAATTAGTTAGCGTTGTGACTTCTGCTGCTGTCAAAACACGACGGAAAATTGCTGCTGCCACAAATTCAACATTGGCAAAAAAAGCACCTGATGTTGATGATCCAATTCTTAAAGCACCTGAATTTTCAAGTGAACCGACAGATGAAATTGATGTCGTGGTTGATCCTAAACCATTAAAGATTGGCAGAATGGTGTTTGTACTACGATTGACCACAAAGCCCCAAGTTTCTAAAGCGCCTGATACTTGAGTTGAATTTGTAGGTGAGACTGTATTCGTGCCGTCTGTAATTGCACCTGAGGTCGTAAAGTCAAGAACTCGATAACCGGCAGTCACTTCTTTGTTTATCAATCTAAACCCATTGTTTAAGGTTGCCCAATTTCTAAATACTCCGAAAACAGTAAAGGAATCAGTTGCGTTGAAATCAAGAAGTGCGTTGTCTGCCACTTCCATGTAATCGTCAGTACCAAACAACCAAAGTGGGTGAGTGACTACTGCTACTTTCTTGCCAGTAGTTGCTCGAGAAATTGTTACTGTTTGTCCGGTGAGGGCAGTAAAAGATGTAGCACTTCCGCTGCCGATAACTGAGGTATCTACATCTAGTACTTTTGTTCCGTCAATGCCATTGAGAATTTGAGCGCGGTAAAAAGCAGCTTCTGCACCTCGGTCATTGCTGACACTACGACGGCCAATCCACATTTCATTTGATGATGCTGCAATGCTTGTAGTTAAAGCGGTCGTTACAGTTGTTCCTAATTGTGTCCAAGTCAAACCATCTGTAGATGTAAAAAACTTAACGTCATTTCCAGCCGCACCATTGTTTACATCAAGAGTTGCCCGAACCCATCTGATTGTTCCATCAGTTATGCCTGTTGCGACAGTACTATCTTTGAAATTGCTAGTTATCCCATCTCCCCAAGATAAAGATAAAACACCACTTGGAAGAATATCTAAACCATAACCTGTAAGTCCCCCACTTTGTAAATTACCAATTAAGCGTGAGTTTGCTGCTGGCGTGTAATCATCCATTGCTAATTGAACTCTTAAATCAAGATCGCCAGTAATATCAAATGCAGCAGTATCTGCAAGAAGTAATGTTTGATTTGCAGCATTTGGAATGTAAACATAATTTATGCCATTAAAATCTAAAAACTTTGGATCATTTGAGTCCGCGCTTGTTGTTGAACCAAGCTGCGTGGTCATCGATGTGCCACCCCAGCCTTGATTATCTAAAACCTGATCTGAGTTATCAGATTGAGCAGCATCAATCCAGTAGACCGCTTGCTTCAATAGTTGCTCAGCGGCAGGGATACGTGAAGGGATATTTTTCAAGACTGATTCGGTTGCTGTGTATTGCTGCACCATTGTGATGTTGTTGCTGTTGGTGTTAGCAGTTGTAGCAATGTCAAATGCAGATTTAACTGCCGTTGGTGTTGCAGCCAAGATCGATGATGTTGTCGATGTTGAGTCTGAAAGCTGGACTGCGCCCTTTACAGATGTGGTTGCATCTTGAATGCCAACAGTAATCGCGCCCGATGTGCCGCCACCTGTCAAAGGTGATGAGGCTGTTACAGCTGTGATATCACC